TCCTATGAAATTGGTGTATCTCTACAAAGAATATTGCAAAGCATATTGCTGCTATAATTATCATAATTTTATTTTTTGTAGTCAGGACAGGATTCGAACCTGTACAGTGGATTGCTAAGGACTTTCCGTTCCGGGTTATCTTCTGAACCACTTTACCCTTATGCGTAGGTTTACCGAGTGCATAATCCCCATATCCTTAGTTTCATAGCGTCTACCATTCCGCCACCTGACTATATTATCATTTGCGTAGTTGTTTTTTAAGTTCTCGTTTAGTTAGTTTTAGTTCCCTATGTATTGACATATAAGGTATGCCTGTAACCCTGCTTAGTTCTTTTGCGTTGCAGTTGTGCTTGATAGCATACACTCGTAAAAGTTCAGCTTTGTACCAATGCATCTTAGATAACTCATCTTCTACTTTGTTAAGCAAATCCTCGTCTCTATCGTGTGCTATTAACTCAACTTCTAATGGCTTTCTATAAGTCCTATAAAATTGGCTCGTATTGCTCTGCATCATATTTATCATAGTGCGAACCAAGTAGAACTTTAACACGTTTCTTTTTCTCATATCAATTATGCGTTCCTCATCCATTTCACATAGCACCTTAAATAATTCACTTCTTAAATCTTCTCGCAGGTCTTCCGGCTGCATCTTATCTATTGCATCCTTTAATTCTCGGCTATCCCAAAGTTCTAATATGATGCTATTTTTGTTCATATTCTTTTAAGGTTAATTTGCCGTTCTCTTCGGTTGCTATGTAGCAGAAACAATTTGCCGTTTTTGCTAAGTTTAAGAAAGCTATCTGATAGCTGCTTAGTTTATCTCCTATTGCTTTCGTTTCGCAATATACCGCTACTCCTGTTTGTGTGTGGAAGCCTACTACATCTGGAACTCCTTTAAGTCCTATAAACGTTCTACCTCTTACCGCAAGATTGTTATTGCGCCATACAAAGCACCCGTTTTTGTTTAAGGTCTTTATTGCTTCTTTGGTTAATTCGTTTGCGGTCATATTACAAAACTATACTAAGAAAATGAAACTTTGCCTAATTTTATTTGTTCTTCAAAAAATAAAGCTACCGCTACTGCTCGTGCTTGGTTTTTTAACCATTGTTCAGTCCATTCATCTCGGTACTGCTTTGCACTTATTATGTCCATTTTATTAGCCTTGTAGGTAATAATTTCCATTAGTTTCTTTTTAGCAACTGCCCCATCTTCTTTTGTCCAGGTCTTGATGCCGGTATTATTTAGCTTTGTAAATACAGATAAAGGATTAAATAGTCTGTCATAAGTTCTATTTTCTAGAACTTTATACTCCTGGTAACTGTAATCAATTATCTCTAAATCAGTCAAATGCGGTATTGCTTCTACTCGTTCTTGTGGCATCATTTTTCTTACTTCGTTTGCTTTTTTCTTGTATCTATCCATAACCTGACTAAAATAAGCCGGGCTAAAATTTTGGTAATGGTCTATGAAGTCATTAGCTACCATTTGCTTAAACGCTACTTTAACCTCGTTTATTGTAAAGCCTCCGTATTGAGTTCTTATCCAATCCTCTAAAATTGCCAACTTGACTTCGCCAGGATTATTGATGCCTACAAGCTGCATCAAATAAACAAGATTTTGTTTAAATATGGTAGAGTTTAGATTCCTCATTCTTTCCCCTACAAATGCGGTCAAAATCTCCTTCTCCATAGGAAGTAGAGTAGATGTAGTTGTAGTTTCTAAGCTCTTCGAGTTCGTACTTATTAAGTTTGCGTTGATTATTTGAAGTTCTTTTTGCATCTTCTTTTAGGTTAAATAGACCTTTCCAACCATTTGCCATTGACTGATTAATTATTTTAATGGCTTGGTCTTCTTGTCCGTTTGATAATTTTGTTAATTCTTGTAAGGTAGCAAGTTCACTCTGCGTTGTTCTATATGTAAACTTAAATTGTTTTTTCTTGTAATCCTTCCAATCAAACCATATTTTTTCAAATTCCTTAGAAACAAAAGGAAGCTCTATTATTTCTTTTATTTCCTTTATTTCTTTTCCTTTCCTTTCCTTTATAGCATTGCGGTCGCTATGCGGTGGCATTGCGGTCGCATCATTTACATCAGAAACCCAACGTTTACGGGCATTTTGACTTGCCTTTTTACTCTTACTATCCCTTTCGTCTATGCGTTTTTGTACCGACATACTACCAAAGTTTTCTCCTTCAAATACAAATAAACCAAAGTCGTGCAATACACTTTGTACTACTTCGCTATGCACTCGCAGGTCATAAGCTATGCCATCGCAATCCGTTCGCAATGCGTTTGCATTATTGTAAAGGTCTTCAATAATTGCCCAGAATACTCCATAACCTAGCATCCCGTGTTTCCTAATAAGGAATTTAATCTTCTCGTCATTCCGGCTATTGTAGTCGTGTGAGAAGTAGAAAGTATCTTTTGCCATAAAAAAAATAAACCCCGATAGCTGCGAACTACCAGGGTTATTATCATTTAACCACTAAACACATTATCGGTTCGCAGTACGCTAATGTGTCTTTTATTTATGCGAATATACACTAAATTTCTTTAAGTTCTAATTTTAAGCAAAGTTTTTTTAGCTTCGTCTTAAACCAATCCTCAGTTTCTATTAGGTTGTTCGCTTGTTTTATGTTATGGATAGCCGTTGTGTGGTCGCTAGTGCCTGTGTACTGGCTTATCTCTTTAAGGCTCAATTTGGTGTACCTTCTGAGTAAATAAGCAGCAGCCTTGCGACCAAACGTTGTTTTCAAGCTCCTATCCTTAATTAATACATCGCACTCAAACTCTTCGTCTACCAATTTAACAATCGTTCTTGCGCCAATGTCTAATCCCAAAGGCTCGTTATCTTCTATGCCTAGTAACCCTAACTGCTGCATCATTTCGTGTAGCTGCAAATGTGTGTTACGTTGTGCAAAATAAAGCTCCTTTAACTGTCTTATTGATATGTCTTTCTTTCTAGTTAGCATAATTAAAACGGCAGTCCTTCCGTATCATCTTTTAGTTTTGAATTAGTTTTGTTTTCAGGGTTAAAATCATTAATGTAAATTTTATAGTCCGGCTGCTTATCTTCTGTCTTGTAAGCATTTTTCCACATTGAATATTTTACATCATTGATTGTAAAATTAATTACTTCTCCTTTGGCGGTTGTGTTTTTCCACGCGCCAGTACTCCATTTTTTCTCTGTCATTTTTTTTGTTTTTATAGTTTATTAATTTCTTCTATTACCTCTGTTAAAAAAGGGTCTTCCATAAATCTGCCATAAGCATCCGAGCAAGAATACGCATAAGAAGATTTTATTGTTTTTTCTACTGCTACTATTGCTAATTCTTTTGCTTTACTTAAACAATCGGTTTGTAGCATATATTTATCTACTAACTCTATTGCCATATCTTCTGGTGTCATTTGATTTTAATTGAATATTTAGCTACTAATTTACTTTGTTTTTTCGTACCTACGTTAATTAATTCCGTCTGTACTTTGTAGCCTTTGCGTTTTAATTCAAATACTACTGCTGCTAATCTTAGGCTATTGTACTTCGTTAAAGCCTGGATTGGTGTCAATGTTTTGCCCGAAAGCAAGTGATTCAAGATTTGTTGTTTCTGTGTCATTGTTATTGATTGGGTTAAAAAATACAGGTTTGTCTAATTTGTTTTCATACTTTTTAATAAAGGCTAATAAGTCCTCGTATGCTTCTTCGTTATACCAAGCGTAGTGGTAAACTTCTGCCAGGAGCATCTGCCTTTCAAATGGTAGTAACTCTCTCATTATCTTTTAATTTGGTTATAATTTTGGTTGTAGTAATTTTCTCCTGTTATAGTTACTTCCCCAATGTCATAGTATTTAAGTCCGTGAGCTTGTATTATCTGCTCTTTTTCTTTTTCAAGATATTTATCAAAAAATTTAACAGGTTCATTTATAAAAAACATTTGAGCTGCAACCTGGTTTAATTTAATTTCTTCAACTAATTCTTGCATAGCGGTTTTCATATTAGCTTTTCTTTATTGTTTCTTTAATCTTGTTAAATTCGTCTAAGGTCTTGATGGCATTGATTTTAATAGCAGCCTTTATCTTCTGGTCTTCGGTAAATTTAGTTTTATCTAGCTGCTCAATCAAGAAAGCCTTTTGTCCTTCGCTTACTTCGTCTTTATGCTCATTAGTAGCATCTGCGTCTTTTGTATCGTCTATTGCAAAAAGTCCATTGAGTGCATACTTTCTGGCATAGCTACTAGCTGCACCTGTAATCTGGGAAGCATCCATTCCCTTTTTATTTTCCTCTTCACGAGCAAGACCTGTGCAGGTAATATTATCTTCTCCGTTAGATAAACAAGCCGTAGCCTTTACATAAACCCTACCGCCTACTTCTATTACTTCGTCACTAAGCATTAAAGCAAATCCGTATTTATGGCAGATAGGTTTTGCAGCTTCGATAATATCTTCTGCACTTCGGTACTTGTATTTAGCAAAAGCGTTAAATTGATTCTTAGGTGCTTTTAGTTCCTGTTGTATTTTAATTAAACTCATTGTTATTGGTTTTGTATAAATTAATTAATTTGTTGTTTAGCTTTTTCAATAAAAAATCTAATAGTAGCAAGTTCTGCATCTTCATAGGTAGCATTATCTTGTAATAACTGTGTTGTGCCATAGTGAACAACAGATACATTTGTGTTACCTATTGAATAACGGAAGTTAAACTTGTCTCTAAAAAATCTAAACGCTTGTTGATATAAAGGTGCTTGAACGCAATTATCAGTATTAAAAGATAGATTTCTATAAATCTTCCATTTTAATTCTAAATCATCTTCATCTACATAATGTGCAGCACACTTCTCGTTAAAGCCTAATTCTTTAAGCTCTAATGATTCTTGATATGGTAAAAATTCTTTGTTCATTGTTATTGGATTGTATAATGTTCTAAAATTTCTATGATTGGTTCTTGTCTTTTTTTAAGGCTCACAAAGTATTCATAAGCCTGTGAGTACTCTAAGTACATACTAGAACTATCATACTTGTTATCTACTAAGGTGTAATAGAATATTGTGCCGTCTGGCTTTGTTTCTTTTACAAAATCAATTTTCATAGTCTTGTGTTTTTAATAGTTCAAGCTCTAATTGATTTTCTACCCAACGAGTAAACGTGTAATCGTCATCTTCGTAATCGTAGTTTTTAGGCAGTAATTGAGGGTCATACGGGTTTTGTGTACTGCTCCCGTCTTGCAGTAAGATGTTCCCGTATCGCTGATATTGGAACTTCTGGTAAGTGGTTAAATGTGTCATTTTGTGTTTTGTTTGCACAAATATACTACAATTAACAATACAAAGTGCAAAAGTATTAAAATATTTTACAATTATTTTTGCAACAAGGTTGCAGATAATGGGTCTTATATAGGATAAAAGCACATCAAATTGTGCAATTTATAGGACATTATATACATCAGAACGTACAAAAGTGTCACATATTTTCAAAAAATTGTGACATAAAGTAAAGGTATAACTTGACAAAGTCGGAAGTAAAATGCAGCCAAAAGTAGTAAAAATACTACCTTTTATAGTAGCTTTTGGAAATAAAGTTTGTCAGAACCCCCGTAAGAATACTCCGGCAGGTACAGTCTAAACCCGCAATTAATAAGGTTATTAGCGGAAGGGAAGTTGTCTAAGGTTGTGTAAGTGATAGCTATATGGCAAAAGGTAGACGCTGCTTTGAGCCTGGTCTTAATCATTCGCCTTTGTATGCCTTGCCCTCTATGTGATTTTTTAACCCAAGCTCTATTAAATATGCAAATACCTTTGGAATAAATAGAGCCACAATAAGCTACTATCTCGCCTTCGTCAAGCATAACCCACCACTCCCGGTTGAACTGAAACTCATCTCCGCAGCCCTTAAAGTTTGGGTTGTTATAGTCTAGTTCCCTAAGTTGCTCGTAGGTTTCTCGGTCTAAGATATTACCGAAGCTAAATATCTTTTTGAGGCGCATTGTGTATTTGTTCAAGTTTGGTTAAATATAATATTGCATCTTGCAGCTCTTCCTTCAAATGTGTTATCCATTGCCCAGTACTTAAATCTGTTCTATCCATTGTAGTTCCGTACTTAACTTTCCCTACTTGCTCCCGGCTTCGCATATCTTCTATAACTGCTGCTAATATTTTGCTATCCATTTATTTGTCGGTTTTGCTATGTATCTTAAAACAAGTCTTGCACTTGAATAATATCTTTTTAACTCCGGTAGCGGTTGTCCTTCTATTTTGTATTATTAAATCGTCGCTGCCACATTCAGGGCAAGAGCCTCTATCTTGACCGAAGATAACTCCGTAATGTGTTTTCGGTTCTATGTGTAGCTTTAATGCGTTAAATACCTGCTCTAATAAAACCACATCCTTCTGGCAGTATTTAATCATTTTAGCCATAGCCACTTTATCCTTATGCAGAACAATGTCCTTCCATAAACTATATTCTGTCTTTATCTTAGTGCCAATGCCTAAGTAATCAGCTATATAGTTTAGCTTGTTGCTATTAAATCTAAACTTTTGTCTAGCTACCTTTAAGGTGTCAATAGTAACATAAGAAGGGAACATATCTATCCCGTGAAATAAACACCTGGTTCTTATCCACGGCAAATCAAACTTGTCTCCGTTATGCCCTACTAACTCCGAAGCAGTATTGGCTACCTCTACAAACTTTTGAAGCATCTTTTTATCGCATTGCTTACTATCCCATTCCAAATGATAAACCTCTTTCTCATCTTCCCACTTGTAACAAATACAAATGATTGCCCGTTCTTTAATAATACTTTCGGTAGAGATGTTAAGTTTGTAACCTGCACTCCAAAAGAAACCGATGTTTGGCGACGATTCCAAATCGAAGTAGAGACGTTTGCGTTTTGATTTTAGCATTATTTATTTTTTGCTGAATTTATCTATTGTGGTGTAGCCCATAGCAAAGAGTGTAAGATACAAGACCGCATCAACTAGCTTATCGCTTGGGTTAATTTTTAAGATTATGTTTAAGAACAAGGATATAAAAAGACATAAGCTGCCAAGCAAAGCCACTACTCTTTTATGGCTTATACTGTTGCTTTCGTCTGATAATAAATTAACTAATATAGTTCTAATGTTGCTCATATAGTTTTGCTTCGGCATCTCTCCGCCTCACTAAACCTTTTAGCACCTCTCCGTTTGCCCGTACCCATTTTCTAAACTCAGCCGGAATAGTCGCATCCTTTGGGTTAGCATTTACCTTTTTAAGTAAAGTGCTATTCTTTAAGTTGCCTATCCCTACATTGTAAGCAAACGAAACAATCGCAGAAAAATTGTTTGCAGTTACATTTGATTTTACAAGAACATCTACTTGTTTAGCAAAATCATCAACTACCGCATTAAAGTATTCCTCTGCCTGTTGCTGCGTAATCACATCGCCTTCCTTTACTTTTGTGCCGTCTGGGTAAAAAGTTAAACCAAATCCGATAGTGTTAAGCCCTGCCGGGCATTTGTACGCCTTTAACTTGCAGCCTTCAAACTGCTTTATTAAATCTCTACCGGCTTTGTTTACTTCCATAATCTATTCCAATAAGCTAAAATTAATATAATGGCTATTATAAGCCCTATTAGAGCCTTCCAAAAGTTATTGGCAGTACTTACCTTATTTTTATCTACAATCGAAATTTGAGCCGTTTCTGTGCGATTAAAGGCTATTGTATCTTTTTTGATAAGACTATTGTCGGTTTCTTTCTCTTTTGTTTGATACACCCACTTAGTTACGATTTTGGGAACTACTATAACGCTATCCTTAGTTATGCGGACTGTGTC